TGGATTTATATCAAACTTCATACTTTTGGTATAGCACTTGGTGTGGCATTATTTAACACCGAAACCGAAATTCTTCGAGCAGACCCTAATGATGGTAACGAAAGAAACAATCATACGCAAAGAATGCGTAGTAGGAACCAATTGCTTGAGAAATTCTATGCCGGGAAGACTGATGAGAAATATGTTCAGGAATATTACGAGGTTTTGAAGAAAGCAGATAAGTTTATCAGAACAGCAACGCCACATCAGATGGCGGTTGCTGCTGATAAATATGGAACAAGTTATGGTATGAAAGACCGTTATGGTAGGCGATATGAACACTATGGGTTCTTCGATGAGAAACACAAACATGCGGGGAAAACCATTGGAGAAGTTATTGCGATGGAGTTCGAAGAAAGGCGAACAAAGGATGATGATTTGGAGATTCTTTACATCTTCAATAACACACCAGTTGAAGTCGGTCTAGCTAATATATTCGATTCTATAGGTGAGAAAACTTATGGGTATGATATTGTGGAGTTAAGAAATGATACGTGGAATTTCGTTGATAGCTTTCCTTCTTCAGTATTAGATGGATATAAGAATCACGAATACCCTTCATATATTACTAAAATCGGTTTTAAGAAAAATAGTGTTGATATTGTTGACATTAATAAAGCATCCAAACAATTTTCGTTTCCAATCACTGCTGTACGTGAGAATGAGAACGTTATTAATAAGATTGAAGAACTCACCGAGTTCCTTCACGTTAAGAAAATCGGCTTCGAACACGTACAATTAGAGTTCTTCATACCTTTACAATATAAGACAACAGAACTCGATGAGGACTCCGATGTCTTTAAGGAACTTATAGACATCCAACAAGTTTATATACGGGATGAATATGGTGATTTAATTGGATTTGGGGTGAATGAATTTTTTAAACGAATAAATTACAATGATACCCATGAAGTGTTGAAGTTCAATGGAATTACAATGCAAATAATGGGAATAAAAACTAAATGAGATGAGTGACTTTTTAGAAAAATTAAAGAAAGCTGCTGATACCGGAGAATTTAACTCCGAGGCAGCAAAAAAAATACTTGAAATCAATGAGTTGGCAGATAAGAAACTTGGAAATGGTACGGAAGCAGACCTTGAAAATTTAAAGGAAAAACTTAAGAGGCGAGTTGCCGGAGAACTCGAAGAGGTTAAAGCTACCGAAGCCGTGCCGGAAGAGGTTGAGGCAACTGAAGTTACTCCCGAAGAAGTTAAGGGAACTGAAGTCGTCCCTGAAGAACCGGAAGAAAAGAAAAGTGTTGAAGCACCCGAATCTAAAGTAAGTGAAGAGGAAGTGGCGGTTCTTAATTCAATATATGAGAAAAAGATGGCAAATCTGAAGTTAATTGATTCGGTTAATGCACAGCTTGCAACGCTAATCGAAATCGAAGACATGGTTAAAATGAGCATTGATGACATGTTTGGATTTATTAAAGATTTAGAAGATAAATTTAGTTTGGAATTTGAAAAAGAAAACCCTATCTTTGGTGACCTCTATCTGAAGATAGAAGAAATTCAATCAAAGTATAAATATTAAAAACGATTATTTATGGCAAAAATTCAAAAAGCGTCTGAGGACGTAGTAAATCTTTTTAGCGAAGTCAGGGAGAAAACCACAATCCCACATTGGGTTGTATTTGAGGTTCTGTGTGATGAGGCGCAAAAGGAAATTTACAAAATTAGTAAATTAAATGATGTTGTTGAAATTCTTACCGAAGGCGTGAACTTCTCCGTAGTTTTTAACGAGGAAATTCTTGAGGGGCTTCCCGTTAATATGCAGGAGATGGTAATCGAAGAATGTCTGGCTGGGGTAAATGTGAGTGATAGTGATGCCGTTAGTTTGGCAAAACCAAACTTTAATACGCACACAGGTATCTTACAGAAGTTTGGTCATGACGACATTATAACGCTTCACGAGTCAATTAAAAGTCTTTACGATGAAAAGAAACAGCGTGAAGACGAAGAGAAAGCTGCCACCAAAGGCAAAAGGGGTAGGAAACCCAAACAGTAACCTGTATTAAGCATAATGTGAATCCCGGCAAACAAATTGTCGGGATTTTTTTCTTTATAAGTATTTATAGGAAATCAGTTATAATGAAATCGTATAATATTACATATCCATTCAGAGACGACAATGAACTTAATAGGTTTATTGAAATGAATCAGGTGAGTAAGGATGCGTATAGCTCAAATCTATTGTTGTTGTTATTAACGCAAAAGGGTGAGAGATACATGGAACCGGATTATGGTACAAATCTCCTGAAATATATCTTCGAACCCAATGACCAATTAACGGCAAACGATGTCGAAGACGAATTAAAAAATACGGTGGCATTATATATACCTGAACTCAATATTACTTCGGTGGCATTTAATTGGGACACTGATGAAGACGGGAATATTATTGGTGAAAACCAATTAAACGTCAACATTAAATTTACATATGAAGAAGGTTCTCTTAACGAAGAAGGTAGCCTTGATTTAAATTTTTAAAACATAGAACATGGCAACAGATACAACAACAAATGTGATTCAATACGGAAGTAGAACTTTTGGTGAAATAAGAACCGATTTAATTGGAATGATTCGTCAAACCTATCCCGAAGTTCTTTCAGACTTTACGAATTCAAGTGTCGGTGCAATGCTTATCGACTTAAACGCTGGTGTTACTAATAACCTCAGTGTTAATACCGATAGAGCATTTCAGGAAACTCAATTAGAATACGCACAGAAGAGGGCAAGTATTCTGAATATAGCAAAAAATATGGGCTTCAACATTCCCGCTCGTAGACCAAGTGTTACCGTTGTTGATTTCACTGTGACTGTTCCGGTTCTTGGAAATGCCCCTGATGCGAATTATTTTCCGGTTCTAAAAGCGGGTGCACAAATACTTGGTGGTGGTAAAACATTTGAGGTCCAAGAAAATATTGATTGGAGTTCTGGTCTAAGTAGTTTGGGAGACCCTAATCGAAGTATTGTACCTGTTCTTAACACCAATGGTATCCCCGTAAGTTATAACGTCACCAAACGAGAGGTGGTTATAAACGGTGGGACTAGTGTTTATAAAAAAGTAATCAGTGCTGCTGATGTTATACCGTTTTTCTCACTTACATTACCGGACCCGGATGTGATTGAAATCGAAAGTGTGTATTTAATGCAAGGTACGAACTGGGCAACAAATCCAACGGAACTACAAGAAATACAATCAGGTGAACAATATTATGAAGTTGATTATCTGGCACAACAACGAGTTTTTGTTGATGACCCCTATAGTTCAAGTGCGAATACAAACACCGATAATTTAAAAGTTGGGACTTGGATTGATATTACCAAGAAGTTTATAAAAGAATATACGCCCAAGGGTTTTTGTAAATTAACCTTTGGTTCTGGTGATGCCGAAACAAATGCATTTGAAGAGGGTTTACTTAAAGAAGGTGTTAGTAACAGGTATTTCCTTGAGAATTTCTTAAATAATACGGCTCTTGGTGCAAAACTCATAGCAAATCACACATTATTTGTTACCTATCGAACTGGTGGGGGAATAGCTTCTAATGTTGGTGCTAATGTTCTCACTCAACTCGGTGCTTATAGTTTAGAGGTCAATGGTTCACGCACTGACTTTAACCAAGCCGTTCGTAGAAGCCTATCTGCAACGAATCCGATTCCGGCTATTGGCGGTAATGATGGGCTGAGTACAGAACAGATAAGACAATTAGTTAAATATAACTTCTCTAGTCAAAACCGTGATGTTACGCTTACTGATTATAAAATACAGGTATATAAGATGCCGGGTAAATATGGTTCACCATTCCGACTCAACACATTTAAGATAAACAATAAGGTTTTGATTTCAACACTTGGTATTGATTCTAGTGGCAAACTAGATAACACCAGTACTTCAGTAATGAATACTAATATTGCTGAATATCTTACACAGTTCAGGATGGTGAACGATTATGTTGAAATCAACAATGGAAAAATTTATAATCTGGGTTTTGAAATCGATGTGTATGTTACGAATACCGCAGATAATCAAATTGCAAATAGTATAATTTCAATCGTCAGGGACTATCTCGATATTAACGACCACGAGATGAATCAGGATTTATTTCTTGGTAGACTTGAGAAAGAAATTCTAGGAGCCAATGGGGTTATTAATATTCTTAGTATCAAAGTATTTAATAAGGTTGGTGACCAGTATTCAAGTAATACTATTCCACAAACAATTACCAATACCAGTACTGGTGAAATACAGATTGAGAATAATACCATTTATTC